CAATTGCTGCAACAGCTACTGAGACACCTCCGGGTGAAGGCGCTCAAACAACTGAAGCAATTAAGAAAAAGAAGAAGCCTGAATCAACACTCAAAATTGCTCGCGCTTCACTTCCATCAGCCGCTGGTGCTGGACTCAATATTTCAGGAGGGTCAGCCTAATGTGTTCTGGAGCTAAGAAACGAGCCAAAGTTCGTGCGGAAAACGAACGCAAAAGGCAAGAAGCTGAAAACGCTAAAAAAGCAGCGGCAGCTCAGGCGATTTTAGATCAGCAAGCAGCAGATCGAGCTGCTGCTATCGCCGCTAATCAGGAGGCGATGAATACAGCTCAAGCTCAACATGATGAATGGGCTGCAGCTCAAGCAGCAAAAGCTGAACAATTAAAAGCTCAACATGAGATTCGATTAGGCGAAACGAAAGCAAGAGGAAGAGCTGTTTCTTCTTCTTTAAGAATCCTTGGTCAAGAAAGATTGGCTAAGAAATCGGCACCAACTGCTACTCAGTCAACAAGATCGAGAAAACGAACTGGTGCTCGAACAACTACTGCATCCTTGCGTTTGGGACAGGGTCAATCTGGCTCTGGTTCAGGCACTAATTACTCCACTTAATCATGGCCACTGCTGAACAACGCTATAGAGCTGGAGAGAGTGATAGGAACTATTGTCTTGATAGGGCCAGGACTTCTTCTCGTCTCACTATTCCTTATTTAGTACCAGCATCTAATGATACTAAATTAAACAATAAGGATACTTATCCCGTTCCCTGGAATGGAATCGGCGCTCGCGGCGTTCTTAACCTAGCAAGTAGGATGCTTCTTGCACTTTTGCCGCCTACTCAACAGTTTTTTAGGTTTTCTTTGGATGAGGCAGAGTTAAATAAGCAAGGTGTTTCTGCTGAAGAAAAAACTGGATACGAAGAAGCTCTTAGTAAAATAGAAAGAATGGTGCTTCGAGAGATTGAAGCAAGTAATGACAGGGTGGTGTTTCATGAGGCGTTGTTACATCTCATTGTTACAGGCAATGCTTTGCTTTATATCGCTCCAGAAGGGTTAAGAGTTTTTCATTTAAATCGTTATGTAACCTTTAGAGATCCAATGGGCAATCCATTGGAAGTTGTTGTATGCGAAGAGCTGCCTTATTACTCATTGCCTGACAAAATTCAGGAAATGCTTCAAGAAGAAGATGAAGAGTTAAAAGGAGTTCTTGATCCGCAGGAACCTATAGACAGAAAAGAAGAAGAGAAAACTTGCAAGTTATATACCCATATTGAATGGAAAGATGACATCGTTTATTGGCATCAAGAAGTTAAAGGAAAGATTGTTCCTGGCACTGAAGGTAGAGCGCCTAAAGATGTCTCCCCTTGGCTGCCTCTTCGCATGACAAGAGCTGATGGTCAAAGTTATGGAATTGGTTATGTAGAGGCGGCTGCCATTGCTGATCTTCAAACAGTTGAGGCCTTGTGTCAGGCAATAGCAGAAGGTGCTTTGGCATCCTCGAAAGTGTTATTTCTTTGTAAGCCGAGTGGAGTAACTAAAGCAGCGGACCTTGCACGGGCGGCAAATGGCAGCTTCGTGACAGGCGATCCGAACGATGTGCTCGCAATGCAGGTCCAGAAAGCTCAGGATCTGTCGGTAGCAATGCAAGGCAAACAGCAAATAGAAAGTAGGTTGTCTCAGGCTTTTATGTTGACAGACATAAGAGATGCAGAAAGAGTTACTGCGGAAGAAGTGAGACTGCAGGCATTGCAAATCGAGAACTCATTGGGTTCCATCTATTCCATACTTACTACGGAATTTCAAGTTCCTTATGTCGCTAGAAAATTAGATATTCTTACTCGTGAAAAGAAAGTACCGAAATTACCAAAAGAATTAGTCAAGCCAATCATGACGGTTGGTTTGGCTGCTGTAGGTCGTGGTAACGACTTAGAGCAGTTGGTCAGGTTTACCACGACCCTTGGCCAAACTATTGGGCCAGAAGGCCTCTCTAGATACCTGAAGCCAAATGAGTTAATTACTCGCTTGGCTTATTCAATGGGTATTGACACTGTTGGACTTATTAAGTCCGAAGACGAATTGCAGGCTGAGGCTGCAGCGGCTCAACAACAAGCTCAACAGCAGGCTTTACTGCAGTCGAATTTGGCTGATCCGCAAAAGCTGGCTAATGCCGCACAAACAACTCAAGAACTTTCACAACCAACTGAGGCAACCGAATGACCGCGACCCCACAATCTCAAGCTCCTGACACTTCACCTCAAATAACTATTCCTGAGGGACAAGAAGGAATTGCTTCTCCTGATCAATCAACGATTGTTGAGGAGTATCAAAGAGAAAAAGAAGAGCTAAGTAACAACGAAAAGATTCTTGGCAAGTTCAATAATGTTGATGAACTTCTCAAAAGTTATCAAGAGCTAGAGAAGAAAGTGGGTCAGCCGGAGCTACAACAAAAAGAAGCTGACCCAGAGCCCACCAGTAAAGAAGGCTACACCCCCGAAGATGCAATTAATGTTTACGGAAAAGAGGCGGTAGAAACTTTAGCGGCGAAAGGTGTCAATTTGTCTGAAGTTATGTATAAAGCTGACTCTGGGGAAGATGTCAGCGAACATTACGACACTTTTGCTGAAGCGTTTAATGTATCTCGTCAAGTTGTCGAGAATTATGTAAACGGAGCTAGAGCAGTTCAATCGAATGCTCAACCTTCCGGTGATGGATTGACAGAACAAGATGAGACTGAATTAAAGAATATGGTTGGAGGAGAAGAAGGCTTTGGCGAATTAGGCGAATGGGCAAAGAAAAATCTTGCCCCTGAAATAGTTCAAGAATTTGATAGCACTGTTGATAGTGGAAACAAAGACGCTGTTAAGTGGGCTATAAGGGCTTTTAATGCGGAGAAGAACATTCCTGCAGATGTTGTGGAACCAAAGCTCTACGGGGGCGGTGATGCACCAGCAGAGACACGTTTCGAGAGTAAACAACAAGTACTTGATGCAATGAATAAAAAGAACGATCGAGGTCAAAGGCTTTATGACGTTGACTCTGCTTATAGGCAAAAGGTAGAAAGTTTGATTGGAGCTAGTGATGTATTTGCACCGGGTAGTTAATATATAGGCAGAACGCAACCTGAACATCAGGCCCATCGAGGTGGACAACCTGAAGAGGTGAAGGAACAGGCGATCTACAAACTTTTATTCACAACTTAAATGGCTGTAACACTAAGTCGTTTAGGCCAGATCAAAGGTGCCGCCGCTACCTGGCAGGCTGGTGCTTCTGGTCTAGACACCGATCGCGCCCTGATGCTCAAGCTCGGCTCCGCCGAAGTTCTTGATGCTTTTATGACCGCTACGGTCTTCAAGGGTAAAACTAGAGAGCGCAATATACGCGGAGGAAAATCCGTTGCGTTCCCAATTACAGGTAAAATGGTTGCGGCCTATCATCAGCCAGGCACTGAGCTGACAGGCACAATTAATGATCCTTCCGACCTCAACGAAAGAGTAATTAGTTTGGACGCCCTCATGGTTGCAGATGCTGCAATCTTGCAGGTTGACGAATTAATGAGCTACTTCGATGTTCGTCAAATCTATACAAAAGAGCTCGGTAGAGCCCTTGCGGTGGAATATGACAAGCGTGTTGCAAGGATGATTTTTGCGGCTGCAAGTAATTCAACTGAGCCTTTGGACAAGTCTTCCAACAGCGGAAGAACTGGTCAAGGAATCACACTTGGTACTGACTACACCGCTTCTGATGCTACTCGTCAGGCAAAAGGTGATGCTCTAGTTAATGCAATCTTTGACGCTCGCGTTGGATTTGAAGAGAAGGACGTAAGTATCGACGACATGTACGCCGTCTTTACTCCATCTGATTACTACTTGCTTACACAATCAAGTCGCGCAATCAATGCTGACTTCGGTGGTGCAGGCACGATTGCTGATGGTCGTACTCTTCGTGTTGCTGGTATTCCTTGCTTCGCATCGAATCATGTAACTCAAGCTTCTTACACCGCAGTAGCAGGTGATCACAATGCTGATTACGCGCAGGATCTGAGCAAATGCAAAGGTCTTATCTTCAATAAGGAAGCCGTTGGTGTTGTTACTCTTCTATCTCCAAGTCTTCAAATGACAGGGGAAGAATTCAGAGTGGTTCACCAGTCTGACTTGCTAGTGGCGAGACAAGCCCTGGGCATGGGAGTTCTTCGTGCAGAAT